TTTGTCAGATATCTACGATCCAACAGAAAATGAGGAGCGTTACCATTTTATAGAATCAAGCAGTATGGCGGGTGTTGAAATTAAGGAAGGTGGCAAGTTTGTATACAGCCATCATGCCAAGGACCCGGCATACCTTAAATTATGTAATGCCTTTGACATCGTGCGTATCCATAAATTTGGAGATGACGATGTTAAGAAGTCCTTTAAGAGTATGTGTGATTTCGTCATGAAGATTGATGAGGTGAAAGTCTTTGCTACCAATGAAAAACTCGCAGAAGCAGAAGTGGACTTTACAGATCTTGGCGATAACTGGAAAGAAAAACTAAAGTATCAGCCTAGAAGTCAAGTGCTTGAAAACAGCGTGTACAACTTAAACCTAATCCTTAATCATGACCCTGATTTTAAGAATTTTGCATTCAACGAGCTATCCAACCGTATCCAGGTCACTGGACCACTTCCGTGGGAAAGACCAGAAGGTAACGTGTTTTGGAGAGATGCCGACACAGCCCAGCTTAAGTCCATTATGGATATTCGCTACCTTCCGTTCTCCAGCAGAAACCACGATGTTGCCTTTACCAAGGTTGCTGATGATCGGAGATTCCACCCCATAAGAGATTATCTTGATTCCCTTCCTGCGTGGGATGGCGTGAAACGTGTGGAGGATGTTTTCATCAAGTATCTTCAGGCTGAGGATACCGAGTATATTCGCACAGTGACTAGAAAGACCTTTGCAGCGGCGGTTGCACGGATATATGTTCCAGGAATTAAGTTTGACTGCGTTCCCGTGCTTGATGGCGATCAGGGGATTGGTAAAAGCACAATTTTGAAGGATCTGGTAACAGCAGATTTTTATTCTGAAACTCTATCCCTTACAGATATGGACGACAAGTCCGGTGCTGAAAAACTTCAGGGATTTTGGGTGGTTGAAATCGGAGAACTTGCTGGTATGAAAAAAGCAGACATTGAAAAAGTAAAAGCATTCCTCTCTACCTCTGATGATAAATACAGACCATCCTATGGAAGAGTTGTGGAAAGTCATCCTAGACAGTGCATCGTCATTGCCACAGTAAATGGCGAGCGTGGATATTTGCGTGACATCACAGGTAACCGCCGCTTTTGGATCATCAAGGTGCATCAGAAAAAGCAAAAAAAGACATGGAGCTTTACGGAAGAATACAGGCAGCAGTTCTGGGCTGAAGCAAAAGAAATATGGAACTCAGGCGAAAAGCTATATCTGGAGGGTGACATTTTAGAAGAAGCTGAAAAGGCCCAGAAGGGTGCCATGGAGGCTGATGAGCGTGTTGGTATGGTGGAAGAATACCTGAATACCTTACTTCCAGATGATTGGGATAGTATGGACTTGTTTGCCCGCAGAAATTACCTAAGTGGGACCGAATTTGGCAGGCCAGTGCATGCAGGTACTGTTGCTCGAACCTCTGTAAGCAATGCTGAAATATGGTGTGAGTGCTTCAATCGTAATCTACCAGAATTAAAGACCACCGATAGTTATCAGATCGCAGCACTTATGGCTCAGATTCCTGGTTGGGAACGAACCAGCAGTATTAAGCGTTTGCCCATATATGGTAGGCAGCGACTTTATCAATATGGCGAATAGGGACACAACACAACACAAGATTTTCCCTTATATTAGAAATGCTTTTTCTTAAAAGTAGATAGTGAATACCTGCGCACGTATACGCGCGTTAGTAAATATAGGGGAACGCTTGTGATTTTGTGTACTTGTGTCAGATGGGAGGTAAAAAAGTGACTGAAAAATATATTGAGCAAAAACTGGTAAAAGCAGTGAAAAAGAGGGGTGGTATGGCACTAAAATTTGTTAGTCCGGGGTTAGATGGTGTGCCAGACCGCATTGTACTACTGCCAATGGGAAGAATCGCCTTTGTTGAATTAAAGGCGCCAGGCAAAAAGATGCGTCCACTGCAAGTAAGGCGAAAAAGACAACTGGAAGCGTTAGGATTTTTGGTTTACTGCGTTGATAGGGTAGAACAGATTGGAGGGGTGCTTGATGAAATTAAAAATGGAATGTAATTGGTGTGGTAAAGAAATTTCAAGAAAGCGTTCGATGATAAAAGAGCGTAACTATTGTTCAAGAACCTGCTTAGGTAAAGCAAATGCAGAACGATTCAGACTACAAAGATTAAAAATTTGTGATTATTGTGGTCAAGAATTTGAATACAAAGGTCGCCACAAGAAACGTAATATTCATTTCTTTTGTTCATCAAAGTGTGCTAACAAATATAAAACAAAGCGCATGACAGTAAAATGCGATTGGTGTGATCTAGAATTTGAGAAAAAAAGATCTGATGTTAATCGATCAAACCATAATTTTTGTAAGCCTGAGTGTGGACACAGCTTTAAGCGATGGACAGGAGTTTGTGGGTATAGTCCACTTGTTGGAGGCGTTCCTATACACAGAAAAATTATGGAAGAAACTTTAGGTCGCAAATTGACTGATAATGAAGAAGTTCATCATATTGATTTCAACCATCATAATAATCACATTGAGAATTTAGTAGTATTAAGCAAATCAGAACATTCAAGGATTCATGCTGTAAGTAAGGAGCGTGATGTGTATGGAAGATTTATTGACCAGAAATGATTTACATCAGTATCAGAATTATTGTATTGATTTTATTGAGAGTAAAGCGACATCAGCGATATTTCTTAACTGCGGTTTGGGAAAAACAATTATTTCACTTACTGCTATTCATAATCTGATGTTCGATAAGTTTGATATTAGTAAGGTTCTTGTGATTGCACCATTAAGAGTAACAACGGTGTGGGCAAATGAAATTAAAAAGTGGGATCATCTAAAAGGCTTATCCTATTCTGTAGCTGTTGGAACTGAAAAAGAGAGAAAAGATGCCCTTATGAAAAGAGCCACACTTTATATCATCAATCGTGAAAATGTCGACTGGCTTGTTAATAAAAGCGGAGTTCCTTTTGATTTTGATATGGTGGTTATTGATGAGTTATCTTCATTCAAATCATACAGCGCTAAGCGCTTTAAAAGCCTTTTAAAAGTAAGGCCAGCAGTGAAAAGAATTGTAGGTCTGACGGGTACGCCTTCAAGTAACGGACTTATGGATCTTTGGGCACAGTTCCGTGTTCTTGATTTGGGAGAGAGGCTTGGTAGGTACATAACCCACTACCGTAATACCTACTTCATACCCGATAAACGCAATGGTCAGATCGTCTTTTCATATAAACTCCTGCCAGGAGCTGAAGAAAAGATCTATAGTCAGATATCCGATATCACCATTTCTATGAAGTCCATTGATTATCTAAAAATGCCTGAATGCGTAATAAACACAGTGCCTGTGTATTTAAATGAAAAAGAGCGGGCCATTTATTCTGGATTTAGAGATGATATGGTAGCAAGTTTAGGAGCAGAAGAAATCGATGCAGTAAATGCTGCAGTACTTTCAGGAAAACTCCTTCAGATGGCAAACGGTGCTGTCTATGACGAGAAGAACAAGGCACATTTTATTCACGATAGAAAACTTGATGCCCTTGAAGATTTAATTGAAGGAGCCAACGGGAAACCAGTGCTTATAGCTTATTGGTTCAAGCATGATCTTGATCGTATTCAGAAGAGATTTCCGGTAAGGCAGCTAAAGTCATCAAAGGATATTGAAGAGTGGAATGAAGGTGAAATTCCTGTAGCAGTGATCCACCCTGCAAGTGCTGGACATGGACTTAACCTTCAAAGTGGTGGCTCCACCCTTATATGGTTTGGACTCACCTGGTCATTGGAACTCTATCAGCAAACCAATGCTCGCCTCTACAGACAAGGGCAAAAGGATACGGTTGTCATTCACCACATTATTACCAAGGACACCATAGATGAAGATGTGATGACAGCACTTACAAAAAAAGAAAAAACACAAGCATCTTTAATCGAGGCAGTAAAAGCGAAACTGGAGGTGAAGCGATGATTGATCCATATGAAGACTTAGCCAATGCCATAGTTTTACTAGCAGTCAAGGACTACATGGATGCGCTGAAGAAGCTTATGAAGTATCCACGTCATGAATCTGCAAAACATACAAAAACTGAAGTAGAGAGGTTTTTACGCTCTGATTGGTATAGAGAACTAACCACGGTAGAACCGGAGATAATTCTCCGAAAACTGAAAGAGGAGGTCAAACAATGAATGCTAAAGAATATCTTAGTAAAACTTATCGATTGGATCAAAGAATAAACAGTAAGCTTGAGCAAGTGGCATCCCTGGAGAATATGGCTATGAACTGCACTTCGGCCATAAATGGAATGCCTAACAACCCTAGCAAATCAGTATCTCCTATGGCAGATGCTGTATGTAAGATTATAGATATTAAAAACAATTTGAACGATGATCTTGCCAAACTTCTGAAGTGCAAGATTAACATTATTGAGATCATCCAAGGTGTCAACAACATTGAATACAGGCTGATTCTAGAGAAACGCTACCTGTCATATCAACCTTGGGAAGATATCGCTTATGATCTTGATTATTCTGTAAGTTGGGTGCTCAAACTTCATAGCAAAGCACTTAGAGCTATAGATGCTGTATTGGCTGAAAGGGAGAAAAAGAATGGGGTGGTGTGAAACGGTAGGAAATTTACAAAGAGGATAGTAAAATCCACATAAATCCACTTGAGTGCAGTTGTTTTTTTTAGTACGATATAATTAGAGAAATAGAATTAAACCGAGCCTTCATGGGGACAACCCACGAGGGCTTTTCTTATGCCCAAAAGGAGGTGAACCCATGCCATATAAGCCTAAGCGTCCTTGTGCTTACCCAGGCTGCGGTCGGCTTGCAGACAGCGAGCAATACTGCGCTGAGCACAAGAAGGTGGTAACAAAACGATACAACCAGTACCAACGAGACCCTGCATCCAACAAGCGCTACGGCAGGTCCTGGAAGAGGATCAGGGACCGCTACATCAAAGCCCATCCTCTTTGTGAGGAATGTGATAAGAACGGACGAATTGTAGCTGCTGAAGAAGTGCACCACATCCTGCCTCTCTCCAAAGGCGGTGGCAATGAAACCAGTAACCTGATGGCCCTTTGTAAGTCATGTCACTCTAGAATAACTGCTGAGAGTGGCGATCGGTGGAATAACAGAAAATGAATGCATCGCTTCGGCGGTGCTTTTTTATTGGAGGAAGCCTATGGAACATGAAAAAACTTGTAAAGTGTGTGGGCAGATTTTCAAGTCAACAGACACTAATAGGGTATGCTGCTCTTCTTCCTGTGGTCTTTCATTTGGTCGAAGTTCGCAGAAGAAATATTATAAATGCCAGCATTGCGGTAATCCTTTTTGGAGACCCAATGCCTTTAGGATGAAATACTGCAGTAAGGAATGCAAAGCGGCTGCTCGTCGAGATGAAGCCTTGGAGAGACATAAAAATGTACCGTTACCATCTATGCCAATTATATACCATCGAAAATGTCTGTGGTGTGATGAGCCATTTGAAACAACTTATACAAACAAATTATATTGCACCCCTGAATGCGGTTATGCTGGAAGCCTTCGCTTAAAACGAGAACAATGGAAAGCAGAATATCAACCACGTACAATTACATGCAAGAAGTGCGGTCGCACCTTGGAAACAGAGTGTGGATATAAGAGAAGTGAGTTTTGTTCTGCTGAGTGCTCCGATAAGTATCACGATCGAGCATATAAAATGCGTAGAAATGAACTTATGAAGGTTGCCTATCGAACACGAGTATCATTTAAAGATATTTATAGGCGTGATCTAGGTGTCTGTCAAGTCTGCGGTTTGCCTGTACCGTATGATAAGTCTCCTTCAAAGTTATGGTCTGCGACCATTGACCATGTTATACCACTGTCAAAGGGTGGCACTCACGAGCCTAATAACTGTCAGCTGACACACCGCTTATGTAATTCTGTAAAGTTGACGGAAACACAAGACTTCAAAATCAACTGGGAAGTAAAGAACACTAAAGAACATGGTCGATGGACTCAAGCTCTCGAGGATCTCGAGGCTATTTTGTTGAATCAAAATCCGGGGGCGTAACCCCAATGGGGAAGGTCATATCTGTACGACTAAAAATTCTGGACAGCGGCCTGGGGTGTCGTGTTAAAAAACGCAGATTCAAACGGGGGTATAGCCCCCACCTTGTTAAGGAGGTGTGATCATTGGCAAAAGACGGTACGAACAGAGGTGGCGCTCGTGTTGGTGCAGGGGCAAAAAAGAAACCTCTGGCTGATAAAATAGCCGAAGGCAATCTTGGTGGAAGGAAACTGACTGTGATGGAGTTTTCCGATACTGCAGACCTTGAGGGACAAGAAATGCCTGAACCCAATAAGATGCTTGAAGCCATTCAAAAAGATGGTAAAGCTCTGGTGGCAGGTGAAATCTACAAAGCCACATGGCAATGGCTGGATCAGCGTGGCTGTGCTGCTCTGGTTTCCCCACAGCTCCTTGAACGATATGCCATGAGTGTTGCTCGTTGGATTCAGTGTGAAGAAGCCATTACTGAATATGGTTTTCTCGCTAAGCACCCCACCACAGGAAATGCTATTCAAAGTCCTTATGTATCCATGGGCCAGAACTACATGAACCAGACCAATCGTCTGTGGTTTGAGATATTCCAGATCGTGAAAGAAAACTGTACTGGCGATTACAAAGGATCAAATCCTCAGGATGATGTAATGGAAAGACTTCTTTCTGCTCGAAGGGGCAAATAAAAAATAGATGGGAGATAATGATATGAGTAAAAACTACAGAACCGCAGAAAGTGTCTGCAAGGGACATCCTGATAAGCTTTCTGATTTAATCGCTGACAGCATTTTGGATGCTTGCCTTAGAAAAGACAAAGCTTCACGTGTAGCCTGTGAGGTTATGGCTACTAAAGGTAAAATCATCGTAGCGGGCGAGATCACCTGCAGCGAAAAAATTAACATCCGACTTATCGTAAAAAATGTACTTCGTGAGGTGGGATATAACCCATGGAAATTTACAGTATTTGTGTTTGTACATCATCAAAGTGTAGATATTGCCGCTGGTGTAGATACAGCACTAGAAGCAAGAAATGGAATAGTTGATCCATACAGTTCCATCGGTGCTGGTGATCAAGGCACGGTATATGGCTATGCTACCAATGAAACCCGTGAACTTCTTCCGCTCCCTTTACTTCTCTCTCATAGAATCGTAAAGCGTATTGATGAATGTCGCAAAGGAAAAATCATCAAGGGTATCCTTCCTGATGGAAAAGCACAAGTCACTGTTGAGTATGATGGGGATAAACCTATCCGCCTTAAGACTGTGGTAGTTTCTGTTCAGCACCACGAAGATAAAACTCAAAAGCAATTAGAATCCGATATCTTAAACAACGTGCTCTGGCAGTGCTTTGAAGACTTCCCGCTGGATGATGACACTGAAATACTCATCAATCCTTCAGGCAGATTTGTTGAGGGTGGTCCTGCTGCTGACACTGGACTTACTGGAAGAAAGATCATGGTCGACACCTACGGTGGTCTGGCTTCTCATGGAGGCGGCGCACTCTGCGGAAAGGATCCAACAAAGGTTGACCGAAGTGGTGCTTATATGGCCAGGTACATTGCTAAGAATATTGTTTGGAGCGGGCTTGCTGATAAATGCGAGGTCGCTATTTCTTATGCCATCGGAAAAGCAAATCCAGTTTCAGTAAATGTGACATCCTTTGGTACAGCTAAAATCAGTGACGAGGATTTAAGTGAACTGGTAAAAGAGATCTTTAACTTGAGACCCGCTGCTATCATTGAAAAGCTGCGCCTTAGAAATGCAATCTACTCCGATACAGCAACCTACGGTCATTTTAACTCATCACTCTTCCCATGGGAAAACGTGGATTTCAATTTAAACTTAAGAAAGGTGGCGGAGAAGTTTCTCCAAGAGGGTGATTCCATATGAATATACAAAAAATAAAGCTGTCAGATCTGAATCCGGCAGCATACAATCCTAGAAAAGAATTAAAGCCTGGAGATCCAGAGTTTGAAAAGCTAAAAGCCTCTATTGAGAATTTTGGATATGTGGAGCTTATCGTCGTTAATGCAAATAATGATAACACTGTGATTTCAGGCCATCAGAGGCTTAGTGTGCTTCAGCATCTAGGTCAAAAGGAAGCAGAATGCGTTGTGGTAGATCTAAACACTGAACAGGAAAAAGCATTAAACGTTGCAATGAACAAAGTTTCTGGCGACTGGGATAAGGATAAACTGGCCCTACTTATTGCTGACCTGCAAGGTGCTGACTTTGATGTCTCCCTTACTGGTTTTGATCCTTCTGAGCTAGATGACCTGTTTAAGGATTCCCTGAAGGAAGGAATTCACGATGATGAGTTTGATGTGGATACAGAGCTGGAAAAGCCCGCCATGACAAAACTGGGTGATGTCTGGAAGCTTGGTCCCCATAGACTGGTCTGTGGTGATTCCACCAAGGCAGAAACCTTCACGCTGCTCATGGATGGAAAACTGGCAAACCTTGTGGTGACAGATCCCCCTTACAATGTGAACTATGAAGGCTCCGCTGGCAAAATCAAAAACGACAACATGGGTGATTCTGCTTTCTATGAATTTCTCCTGGCTGCCTTTACCAATACAGAAGCTGTCATGACCCAGGATTCTTCCATCTATGTTTTTCACGCAGATACGGAAGGGTTGAACTTTAGAAAGGCATTTGCTGAAGCAGGATTCTATCTCTCCGGCACCTGTATCTGGAAAAAGCAATCTCTGGTCCTTGGTAGGTCCCCTTATCAGTGGCAGCATGAACCGGTGCTCTTTGGATGGAAGAAGAAAGGCAAGCACAACTGGTATGCCGATCGAAAGCAAACGACCATCTGGGAATTTGAAAAACCTAAGAAGAATGGCTCTCATCCAACAATGAAGCCCGTGGCTCTTGTAGCCCATCCAATCCTTAATTCAAGTCTTAGCAATTGCATCGTCCTCGATCCCTTTGGTGGCTCTGGCAGCACGCTCATTGCTTGTGATCAGACCCAGCGAATTTGTCACACCATTGAGCTTGATGAGAAGTTCTGTGACGTCATAGTCGAAAGGTTTATTTCTGGAGCACAGTCTTCAGATGATGTTTATCTCCTGCGTGGCGGCAAAGAATACCGCTACAGTGACCTCCCTGAAAATAAATAACACAACTATCGAAAGATAGACTTGCTATTAACATCACTTAGAGTGATATATGTAGTAAGCAAAAAACAAGGAGGTCAATACCATGAAAATCAATTACAACGTAACTGGTAACGAACGAAAAAAGCTGGTGAAGCTCATCAATGAAATCACAGAGGTTCCTTCAAAGTACCTGGGTGTTCCATCCTGCGCTTACCAGGTCGGACCTTACCACATTGGAAAAGACGGTGAATTTACCTTTGACAGCGAAGTGGCTCAGGAGGATATCAAGTCGCTAATGAAAAAACTGCAAGAGGCAGGGTTTGAAGCTGAGATGGATGAACCATCTCAAGCCGAAGCGGAACCTGAGGAAACTGGACTCATCATGCAGATTCCAAAAGACTCTCTCTCCGATGAAGACCTGGAGAAGCTAGCCAAACTGTTAGAAGCAAAAGGCAACCTTATTAGGAAAGCCCTGAATGTGGATGAACTTCGCATTGAAGCCGATGAGGAATGCATAAGCTTCCCTTGGTTTTCTAAGCTGCCAAATCCGGATGAGATAAAAGCCTACTCTCAATTCATCACAAAGCTTTGTGAGATGGCGAAAACACAAAAGAGAATTACGGTGAAAGAAAAAGAAGTCGATAATGAAAAGTACGCATTTCGATGCTTCCTCCTCCGACTTGGATTTATTGGAGAAGAATTCAAAACCCATAGAAAGATTCTCCTTCAAAACCTATCCGGCAGCAGTGCCTTCAAAGGAGGTGCTCCAAGTGAAACCGATCAGTAAAGAAAGACTGGCCCACCTACGCAAGCAGTACCCCGCTGGCGCCAGGGTCCAGCTCCTTTCGATGGATGATGTGCAAGCACCACCAGCGGGCACAAAAGGCACCGTGTGGGGCGTTGATGACACAGGCTCCATCATGATTCAGTGGGACAACGGCAGCAGCTTGAATGTGGTTTACGGCATTGATTCCTGTAAGGTCATCGATGAAAAATCCAGGGAGGAGGCACAGCAATGAAGGCATTATTTGGTCGAAAGTTCTACAACCTTAAGGAACTAAAAGAAGCAACTGAAGAGGCAAAGGAAGATGGCGTCATTGGTTCTGATTACACTGTGATTCGAGAAGTTGAACTCAGTGATTCAGAGTTCAAGAAGTTCACCAGTGATTTTCTAGAGGATCAGCCTTGGATCAAGAAGTCAGATGGTGGGACCAACGAAAAAGGTGAGCTTCGATGCATTAGGGTTATTAACAAAGACACCGGTGAAAAGATACTCACCAATCCTGAAGGCTACGAATTCCCGCGTTACACAGCGATTGAAGATTAAACTGAAAACCTGCTCTATTACTACAGAAATGACTTGCTATTATTCTCGTTTAGAGTGATATATGTAATACCAAAACAAAACCACACTAAATGGAGGATGAGAACATGAAAGAAATCAAAGCATTTGAAGAAGCCAAAGCAACCGGCGCAAATTTTAAGGAGTCTGGAATCAACAGCACCATGTACTGGGCCTACGAAAGAAGCAAGGAAGCGGGAAACGACACCATCGACTTTTCCGAGGTCATTTGGGATTACGACATCGAACCCATTGTTAAAGCCTGCAAAGCCTACGGAATTGACCACATCACCATTTCTAGCACCTTCTCAGGACTGATCGCAACCCTTGCCGAGTTTGAAAAGCACGGCTGTAGGATAGACGGACTTACCAAGGTTAAGACAAGCTACACTGACTGGCAGACCGGCGAAAAGCAAATTCTACCAGCCATCTTGGTTAGCATTTAAGGAGGACTTAGACCATGTGGAGAGAAGGTAAAATCGAAGTCGAAAACAGAACCATTCACTACTGGATTAAAAGCTTTGACTTAGGCTCCCCTTACGGCATTGATGAGGGTAGAATATCAAAACTGATGTTAAAGCGAGATGGCCAGATCATTGCAAACTTTGATAGAGGCTGGGACATTGAACCCATCGACGCCAATGCGCAAGCTGCACTTGAAATATTCATGAAGAAATACAATTAACAACAAGATAAAACGCATAAAGGAACAGGGCTGTATGGCTCTTTTCCTCGTTACAGAAGACCTTAGGGTCTATTTTTTATGTCTTTTTAAAGGAGGTGTCCGCATATCCGAAAACTAAAGAAGTATAAACCAACCTCTTACATGGCGAAGGATTCTCATTACAGCAAGGAGATGGCGGACTATGCAGTAGGTTTTATTGAATGCCTCTCCCACACCAAAGGAACCTGGGCTGGAAAGCCCTTTGAACTGATAGATTGGCAAGAGCAAATCATCCGCGATTTATTTGGAACCATAAAACCAAATGGTTATCGCCAGTTTAATACTGCTTATGTAGAGATACCAAAGAAGATGGGAAAAAGTGAGCTTGCGGCGGCTGTTGCCCTGCTCTTAACCTGTGGTGATAATGAAGAACGTGCTGAGGTTTATGGCTGTGCTGCAGATCGTAACCAAGCCTCCATCGTTTTTAACGTGGCAGCAGACATGGTGCGAATGTGCCCAGCCTTATCCAAGCGGGTAAAGATTCTGGACTCACAGAAAAGACTGATCTATCAACCTACTGGAAGCATCTATCAAGTGCTTTCTGCCGATGTTGGAAACAAACACGGTTTTAATACCCATGGGGTTGTATTTGATGAGCTCCATACTCAACCGAATAGAAAGCTCTACGATGTTATGACCAAAGGTAGTGGTGATGCCAGGATGCAGCCATTGTACTTTCTTATCACCACCGCCGGAGACAATCAAAACAGCATCTGCTGGGAGGTTCATCAAAAAGCACTGGATATTATGGCAGGAAGAAAGAACGATCCTACCTTCTACCCCGTCATTTATGGCGCAGCACTAGAGGATGACTGGTCAGATCCAAAGGTGTGGAAGAAAGCAAATCCATCCCTTGGTATCACTGTCAGCATGGACAAAGTAAAAATAGCCTATGAGTCTGCAAGACAAAACCCCGCTGAAGAAAACAGCTTCAGACAGCTTCGACTCAATCAATGGGTTAAGCAGGCTATTCGCTGGATGCCTATGGATAAATGGGATGCCTGTGCTTTTCCTGTTAATCCAGAAACACTTAAAGGTCGCGTTTGCTATGGCGGGCTGGACTTATCATCTTCCACTGATATTACAGCCTTTGTACTTGTCTTCCCTCCACAGGATGAAGATGACAAGTATGTGGTGCTCCCGTACTTCTGGATACCAGAAGACAGCATTGACCTTAGGGTTAGGCGGGATCACGTAAATTATGATGTATGGGAAAAGCAAGGCTTCCTTCTCACTACCGAAGGTAACGTGGTCCACTATGGTTTCATCGAGACTTTCATTGAGGAACTTGGAATGAAATATAACATCCGTGAGATTGCCTTTGACCGCTGGGGCGCAGTTCAGATGACACAGAACTTAGAGAATTTAGGTTTCACTGTTGTACCTTTTGGACAGGGTTTCAAAGACATGTCTCCTCCAACTAAGGAACTGATGAAGCTCACACTAGAGCAGAAAATCGCTCACGGTGGTCATCCTGTTCTCCGCTGGATGATGGATAACATTTTTATTAGAACCGATCCTGCTGGCAATATCAAAGCAGACAAAGAGAAATCCACAGAGAAGATTGACGGTGCTGTTGCTACAATCATGGCTCTTGACCGAGCGATTCGCTGTGGTGGAGAAACTGGCAATTCTGTTTATGACGATCGAGGACTGATTGTCTTTTAATAGTATACTCCTTATGCTATAGTAATTTTATAGAGTAAAAATTGTTGCTGATAAACAACAATTTTGGGGAGGTGAGTGATGTGCACAACTTGAAGATTAATAATGATTATGAAATCACCAAAGAATATCGATTGAAATATGAAGTACAGTGTGATTGTGCTTATTGTCGAAATTATTATAAGACTTTCAAAGCAAAGTATCCTCATACTGCAGAGCTATTAGAATCATTGGGATTAGATTCTGATTATCCATTAGAAACTATGCCGTTTCAATATGATGAACGAAGTAACGAAAGTGAATATTTGGCCTTCTATCCAGTGAAAGGTACCATTGATCAGGATGAAATCAGGGTACCTTTAGAAGGGCTTGAAATCCACGTATTTAATGGATCCCCTGATGATAATCCTTGTCCTAACCCTCAAATGGATGAACCATATTTATTGATTAGTATATCCGGAATTAAATTACCATGGGTTGTGGATGAAAATCCAGATTAGAGAAGGATTATTTCAACAACGTATCCTTTAACTGTACGAACTACTGTTGGTATAGTAAATGAAATAAGCTAAAGTTGATTGCATAAAAATAGGTTTGTGTGTAGCTATAATAGAGGTATAATGGAGGTGAAATTATGTGGGTAGCATTAGGGTTAATTGCTATAGTAGCAACTCTTATAAATCTTTATATGTATAAAACAGGAAAAGATTATAGGCTTGCTATGGCAGTGGGATTATCATTTACTGCATTAACGCTTGTTGCCGAATACAGATTGGTGTCTAATTGGGTAAAGGTTGAAGATTGGTCGGCTTTATTAGATGTTGTGCCTGGTATGGAAAAAGCTTTATGGTTTCTTACAATTGCTTCAATTTTACTAAATATATCACCTATATTATTAGAATTAAAAAACAAAGAATAATCGCGCAAGATACAGCATTTATATTATACTAACTACTGTTAATATTAATATAAAAGTATTTACTAAGCATCTCAAATGAGGTGCTTTTTTCATGCCCATTTTAAGGAGAGTGATGTCCATGGGAATACTGCAAGGAATATTTAAGGCACGTGATAAGCCTAAAGACGCTCTTAGTGGAAGCCGATACAGCTTCTTTTTTGGGAGCACCAGTGCTGGAAAACCGGTCAATGAGCAAACTGCGATGCAGATGACAGCGGTCTACAGCTGCGTAAGAATCTTATCGGAGACCTTAGCTGGTTTGCCTCTTCATGTCTATAAGTACAATGATTCAGGTGGCAAGGAGAAAAACTTAAAACACCCTTTATACAAGTTGCTCCACGATGAACCAAATCCTGAGATGACTTCCTTTGCGTTTAGAGAGACGCTGATGAGTCATCTTTTATTATGGGGAAATGCCTATGCTCAGATTATTAGAAATGCACGAGGTGAAGTGATCTCCCTGTACCCATTAATGCCAAACAAAATGACTGTCGATCGCGATTCAAGTGGTCGGCTTTTCTATTTGTACCAGCGTGGCAATGAGGATGTCCCTACTCTCGGTAGAGACAATCAGGTCTATCTTTCACCATCGGATGTCCTTCATATCCCCGGACTTGGCTTTGATGGACTAGTGGGCTATTCACCCATAGCCATGGCGAAAAACGCTGTAGGACTTGCCATAGCTACTGAAGAGTACGGCGCTAAATTCTTTGCTAATGGGGCTTCACCGGGTGGCGTCTTAGAACATCCCGGTACTATCAAAGACCCTCAAAAGATTAAAGAATCCTGGAACGCAGCCTATCAAGGAAGTGGTAATGCCCACCGGGTGGCTGTCCTTGAAGAGGGCATGAAGTACCAGCCTATTGGTATATCTCCTGAACAGGCTCAGTTCTTAGAAACAAGAAAGTTTCAGATCAATGAGATCGCTCGTATCTTTAGAGTTCCACCTCATATGCTTGCTGACCTTGAGAAGTCATCCTTTAGTAATATCGAGCAGCAATCACTGGAGTTTGTAAAATACACCCTTGATCCATGGGTGGTCCGCTGGGAACAGTCCATGTGTAGGGCGCTTCTCATGGAAAGCGAGAAACCTAATGTCTTTATCAAGTTCAATGTGGATGGTCTTCTTCGTGGTGACTATGTAAGCCGTATGAGCGGTTATGCCACTGCAAGGCAGAACGGTTGGATGAGTGCCAATGATATCAGAGAGTTAGAAAATCTGGATAGAATTCCAGAATCCTTGGGTGGCGACCTCTATCTCATCAATGGGGCCATGACAAAATTACAGGACGCAGGCGCGTTCGCAAATATCAAAGAAACGGAGGAACCTAAATGAAGAAGTTTTGGAACTGGGCGCGTGATGAAGACACTGGCGTCCGAACACTCTACCTAGACGGCGTTATTGCCGAAGATTCATGGTTTGACGATGATGTCACCCCTAAGGCATTTAAAGCAGAGCTTACTGCCGGTGAGGGTGACATCGTTATTTGGCTCAATTCTCCAGGAGGTGATTGCATTGCTGCTAGTCAGATTTACGCCATGCTGATGGATTACAAAGGCACTGTTACCGTAAAGATTGACGGTATTGCAGCCTCAGCCGCCTCAGTCATCGCCATGGCGGGGACAACGGTGCTCATGGCACCAACTGCCCTCATGATGGTCCATAACCCCCTTACAGTGGCCATTGGGGACAGCGAGGAAATGAAAAAAGCCATCGCCATGCTTTCTGAAGTTAAGGAGAGCATCATCAATGCCTATGAAATCAAGACAGGCCAGTCAAGAACAAAGCTCTCCCATCTTATGGATGCAGAAACCTGGCTCAATGCAAAGAAGGCCATCGAGCTTGGTTTTGCGGATGGCATCTTGGAGGACGAAAAGAAACGAAATCAGACTGAGGACTTTACCTATGCCTTCAGCCGCAGAGCTGTAACCAACTCTCTGCTGGATAAGGTAAAACCCAAACTAGCAAAAGAGAATACTGGCACCCCAATTGAGTCGCTGGAAAAGCGGCTTTCTTTAATTCAACACTAAATTTTAGGAGGAAAACACTATGAATAAAATTCTTGAACTGCGTGAAAAAAGAGCAAAGTCCTGGGAAGCTGCTAAAGCCTTCCTGGATACCAAAAGAGGTACAGATGGAATTGTATCTGCTGAAGACACTGCAACCTATGAAAAGATGGAAGCGGATGTGGTTGCCCTTGGTAAGGAAATCGACCGCCTTGAAAAGCAAGAAGCGCTAGACCGTGAGCTTTCAAAACCGCTTAACACACCACTTACCGGAAAGCCTATCTTCCAAGGTATGGAATCCAAAGGCGGAAGAGCCTCTGCAGAATACCAGAAAGCTTTCTGGAATGCCATGAGAACCCGTGCTGGTGAAGGCCTCGATCCTATGATTAAGAACGCACTGCAGATTGGTACTGACACTGAAGGTGGCTATCTTGTACCAGATGAATTTGAGCGTACCCTCATTGAATCCCTTAATGAAGAGAATATCTTCAGAAAGCTGGCCAATGTCATCTCCACTGCTTCTGGCGATCGTAAGATTCCAGTGGTGGCTTCCAAAGGTACCGCATCTTGGATTGATGAGGAAGGTGCAATTCCTGAAAGCGATGATAGCTTTGGACAGGTTTCCATAGGCGCTTATAAGCTTGGTACCATGATCAAGGTATCTGAAGAGCTTCTAAATGACAGCGTCTTTAATCTTGAGAACTATATCGCCAGGGAGTTTGCAAGACGTATTGGTAACAAGGAAGAAGATGCCTTCTTCACAGGAGATGGTTCTGGTAAGCCTACAGGTATTCTTGCTGCCACTGGTGGAGCGCAAATCGGTGTAACCGCTGCAAGTGCTACAGCTATTACCGTTGATGAGATTTTGGACCTTTTCTACTCTCTTAAATCGCCTTACAGAAATAAGTCCGTGTTCGTTATGAACGATGCCACCATTAAGGCCATTAGAAAGCTAAAAGATGGTCAGGGTCAGTATATCTGGCAGCCATCACTTCAGGCTGGAACGCCAGATACCATTCTGAACAGACCTGTTTACACTTCATCCTACGTTCCTACCATCGCTGCATCTGCAAAGTCTATCATCTTCGGTGACTTTGGCTACTACTGGGTAGCGGATCGTCAAGGTAGAGTATTCAAGAGACTTAATGAGCTCTATGCAGCTACTGGTCAGGTAGGTTTTGTTGCCACTCAGCGTGTGGATGGAAAACTGATTCTGCCTGAAGCCATTAAAGTGCTTCAGCAGAAAGCGTAATGGAGGTGCCCTATGAGTTATAACACAAAGAATTATACCGAACAGGGCGGTGAAAAAACCGTCATTGGTGGAACTCTTGAAATCAAGGAAGGGGCGGTCGTTACTGGCCTCCCCATTCTTGATAATCAAGCTGCAAGTACTGCTGCCACAGTAGAAGATTTGGTAACGGATTTTAATGCCCTTCTTACCAAACTTAAGGCTGCAGGGCTTATGATTTCAGACTAATGAAAGGATGGTGGCGGTATGACACTGCTGGAAAAAGTAAAAGCAAATCTTATTCTTGATCACACGGCTGATGATGAACTCCTTGAGATGTACATCACCGCCGCCACGAGGTATGCAGAAAGCTATCAGCATCTTCCTGAGAACCACTACGTGGAAGCAGTTATGCCAGCCACCACACAGCAAGCCATCATCATGCTGTCGTCCCACTTTTATGAATCCAGGGACGGCAGCACAGGTGGTTTCTTTTCTGATAATGTACAGGCTGGACAGCAGGTATGGAATACAGTCAATCTCCTGCTGAGACTTGATCGGGATTGGAAGGTGTAGTTATGAGCTTTGGGAAAATGAATACCTTTATTGACATCATTGAGAGCGTCACCATAAAAGATCCTGAAGGGTTTAAAACAGAAGTCGATAACATTGTAGCTTCTGTTAGAGCCTACCGTGAAGGTCGCCATGGCAATGAGAAGTGGGCAAATAGAGCTTCCTTTTCTGAAGCCACAGACCTTTTTAGCTTTCGCCACATCCCTGGCATAACCATAACAACATCTATGGTGGTCATCCATAGAAATAAGAGATTTGAAATCACATCCGTAGAAGACGTGAAAGGCCGCGGTATGTACATTGAAGTGCTGGCTAAGGAGGTGGTTCCAAGTGGCTAACGCAACCATGAAAATGCCCGATGAGTTTTTAATGAAGCTTACAAAGCTTGGTGATAAGACAGATGAGATTGTCTCGAGAGTATTAGAAGCTGGCGGTGAAGTAGTTCTGGATAAAGTCAAAGCCAACCTGAAAGGTGTTATCGGAAGTGGTACAAAGGAGAAAAGCCGTTCTACTGGTGAGCTAGTCTCATCCCTTGGCCTATCTCCAACTAAACTAGACAGAAACGGAAACTTTAACGTGAAGGTTGGCTTCAATGAGCCTCGTGACGATGGAGATTCCAATGCTAAGATTGCAAATATCATTGAATATGGTAAATCAGGTCAACCACCCAAACCTTTCTTAAAACAGGCAGAATCTTCTTCTAGAAAAGCCTGTATAGAAACCATGATTGCTGAACTGAATAAGGAGATTGATAAGCTATGAGTCTACTTGCGGATTTAAACCAAATACTAGGTCCCCTAAACATTCCTGTAGAGACCGGAGTGTTTTCAGATACGCCGCCTGATGAATATCTGGTGATCACCCCTATGTCTGATAGGCTTGATCTCTTTGCAGATAATGAAGCAAATATGGTTCTTTCAGAAGCTAGGCTTTCTTTTTTCACGAAGAGGAACTATATGAAACGAAAGAAAGAACTAACGAAAGCGCTTCATTCTGGAGGGATCACCATCACGGATAGACAGTATGTTGGTTATGAACATGATACTAAATTTCATCATTACGCCATTGACGTAATGAAAGAATATGAAACGGAGGAAGAATAAATGGCAACAATCGGATTGGATTCTCTATATTATGCCAAGATCACAGAAGATCAAAACGGCATTGAAACCTATGGTCCCCCTAAGGTGCTGGCTAAAGCCATGACTGCAGAGTTAAGCATTGAACTCATTGAGGCCATTCTCTATGCAGATGATGGTGCCAGCGAGGTGGTCAAAGAATTTAAGAGTGGCGCTTTAAGTTTAGGAATTGATGATATTGGTTCCCAGGTGGCTCAAGACTTAACGGGCTGTAAAATTGATAGCAACAATGTAGTAGTTTCAAGGAGTGAAGATGGTGGCGGTCCAGTGGCAGTTGGGTTTCGTGCCAAGAAGGCCAATGGAAAGTATCGCTACTTTTGGCTCTACAGGGTTATCTTCTCTGTTCCCGCTACAAGCCTTGCTACCAAAGGTGACTCTATCACATTTAGCAGTCCCACCATAGAAGGAACAGTCTTTAGAAGAAACAAACTGGATGGAGAAAGCAAGCATCCTTGGAAAGCGGAAGTTACTGAAGGTGATCATGGTGTAGCGGCATCAACAATTACAAGTTGGTTCACCTCGGTCTACGAACCAGATTTTACAGCTGTGACACCGACGATTATTATTACAACTCAACCTGCAGTATTGACCGAAGTTACTGAAGGAATCATCTCTGGAAGACTCTCTGTAGTGGCGAGTTCCAACACCTCAAATCCAGTGACCTATCAGTGGTACGAGAATACCATCGACAGCACCGCTGGCGGTACAACGATTAATGGGGAAACTTCTTCGAGCTTCGATATTCCAACAGACCTTCTGGCGGATACCTATTACTACTACTGCGTCTTAAGCTCTAGTGGTGCAGCAAATGTGACGACCACAGTGGCAACTGTTGTTGTTTCTTAATGGGAGGGTTGATCATGGCAGATGAAAAATTAAAGCTTGATGAAGCAGCAGAAGAAAGAAGTACCTCAATTGATATTGGTGGCACACAGTTTAAGATGATTCTGACCACCAAAGCAACAAAGGAAATTGCAAAGCGCTATGGTGGACTTGAAAACCTGGGTGAAAAACTGATGAAAAGTGAGAACTTTGAAATGGCTCTGGAGGAGGTGGTTTGGCTCATTACTCTTCTGGCCAATCAATCCATCCTGATCCACAATATTAGAAATAAAGGTGAGAATAAAGAACTTCTCACAGAAGATGAGGTGGAGCTACTTACCACCCCTTTTGACCTGGCTAATTACAAGAATGCCATTATGGCGAGTATGCTAAAAGGCACGAAAAGGAATGTGGAGAGTGAACCATCAAAAAACGAGGTGGTCGGGTAAGTGATCAAGAGTTATTTACCCGACTCATTTATTATGGCACTGCCCACCTTAATCGGATGGAAGACGATGTCTGGCTAATGCCCATTGGTTATTTGATGGACCTTTGGGAATGTCAAAAGCAGTTTACTGGTATATCAAAACCTAGAGTAGATTATACGATCGACGAGCTGATCCCAGAATTTATTTGAATAAAGTATAAAGGATATCGCGTTAGTAGCACGATATCCTTTATTATTGAAAAATTTTAGTAATCACAGAATAGGCTATACCTTCTTAACAAAAAACTCAACATCATTAGGATCAATTGCAGCATGACCAGCTTCTTCTAGTACATCATAACCTGTACTAAAATCATTTTCGATTTCAGATAAAGCGTCCTCTGCATCTGATTTGGTTTCGTAAACTTCATCTTCAATCTCATCAACAGCGCCAGTGCGTTTGTTCCTCATAAAAACTTTGTAGGGCATAAAGAATCCTCCTAATATAATATTTTTTTGGTTTATACACCAATTATAGTTTAAATATTAAAAAAATTCTACAAATTAAATGGTGTTGCAACTGAACTTAGTCACACCACCTCTTTATCAAATAAAACATATTAATATTTGCGCTGAAAGGAGATGAGAAGGAATGTCAGACTTTGGATTGAAGATTGGACTCGAAGGAGAAAAGGAATTTAAAAATGCCCTTCGTGAAATTAATCAGGACTTTAAGATACTAGGTTCAGAAATGAATCTGGTAACCTCACAGTTTGATAAGCAGGATAAATCTCTTCAAGCAGTTACTGCAAGGAATGAGGTTCTTAATAAAGAGATTGATGCTCAAAAGGAAAAAGTCACTACCCTTGAAGCAGCTCTGAAGAATGCCGCTGAGTCCTTCGGGGAAAATGATAAACGAACAAAAGCCTGGCAGGTTCAGCTTAATAACGCTAATGCAGATCTCAATAAAATGGAAAAGGAGCTGGAGGATTCTGCTGTTGATGCGAATAACCTCGGGGAACAGTTAGAAGAATCCGGTAAGTCCGCAGAAGACGCTGGTGGTAAATTCGGAAAGTTTGGAGGAGTTCTTAAAGGGATTGGAACTGCAATGGGATCTGTAGCCCTCGCTGCTGGTGCTGCAACCATCAAGCTTGGATCTGAAATCGTCCAGCAGTTTGGGGAGCTTGAACAGAATCTTGGTGGTTCCGAAGCTGTATTTGGAAAGTACGCTTCTTCTATTCAGAAAACTGGTGAGGAAGCCTACAAAAATCTAGGTGTATCCCAGAGTCAATATTTAGCCACAGCCAATAAGATGGGGGCACTTTTTCAAGGCTCCGGAGTTGAACAAGAAAAGAGTCTAGAGCTAACTGAAAAAGCCATGCAACGAGCTGCAGATATGGCTTCTGTTATGGGCATCGATATGCAGATGGCACTTGATTCCGTAGCAGGAGCTGCCAAGGGGAACTTCACCATGATGGACAATTTGGGCGTCGCCATGAATGCAACCAATGTGGAAGCCTACGCTCTTTCGAAGGGATTAGATTTTACCTGGGCATCGGCATCAAATGCAGAAAAAGCAGAGGTGGCCATGCAGATGTTTTTTGAAAATACGGAGCAGTATGCCGGGAACTTTGCAAAAGAGTCCACCCAAACGGTCACTGGATCCATTGGACTTTTACAAGCGGCGTTAGGTTCCTTCACTGCGGGTCTTGGGAATGCCGATGCTGACATGACAAACCTAACCCAAAATCTTGTAGATGCTTTCCAGTCAGTAGTTGCCAATATTGTACCCATTCTAGAAAATGTCGTAACAGCGCTACCTGCAGCAATGGATGCCATCCTTCTTGCCATTGGAGATCTACTGCCTGTTCTTCTGAGTACCGTGACAGATCTCTTCAGTCAGGTCCTAGAAACACTCCTTAGCCTGCTTCCCGAGCTAATTCCAGCAGCTGTAGATGCGGTTATGACCATTGTTGGAGCGCTCATTGAGAACTTGCCGCTTTTAATTGATGCAGCTGTTCAGCTCATTACTGCTTTAGTCATAGGATTCGGAATAGCGCTACCAGAACTCATACCTTCCATGATGGAAGCTATTATTTTAATCGCAACAACCCTAATCAGTAATCTGGATCTCATCCTAGATGCAGCATTTCAGATTATCACCGGGTTAGCACAAGGACTTTTAAATGCCCTCCCTACATTAATTGAAGCCTTACCTCAAATCATCAACAGCATTATTGTTTTCATCACCAGAAATCTACCTAGACTCATTGAGATGGGTGTCCAGCTAACCATACAACTTGGGATGGGTTTGATTCGGGCCATACCTCAGATTGTTGCTCAATTGCCACAAATCATGTTCTCTATCGTGAGTGGGCTTGCCAGAGGAATTCCATCCATACTTGAGGTCGGGAAAAATATCGCAAGAGGCTTATGGGATGGTATTGCATCGATGATTGGTTGGCTTGGTGAGAAAGTGAAAAGCATGGTCAACGGTATTGTGGGTGGCGTTAAAAAAGTCTTGGGGATTCGTTCACCTTCCAGAGTCTTTGCTGGCATTGGATCTAATATGGGTGAAGGTATGGGAGAAGGTTTCACAGAGGCCATGAGTGGTGTGGAAAAAGATATGTTAGGCGCAATACCTACAGATTTTAATCTTGATACTAGACTCAATATGGATGATGCGCTTCAAGGCTTTCATCCCAATAGAGAGATGATTTCAATAATACAGCATACAGGAGTGATTGAGGTCAGAGGAATAAATACAAAGAATGATCTAACGGGTGTGGTTGAAATCATTATGGACCAGTTTAGAAGGGAGGCCAGAATCTGATGATTAGACTTGAAACCTTTAACGGAGAAGTCTTGTCGAAAATTCTGAAAGATCTCTCTCCCTTTGAACATGTTTCCAATCGTGTAGTAAACAGGCTCTTAGATGGCAGTTATCATGTTCAGGTGATCGGTAGTCCCCTTAAAAGCACAACAGGAACAATCGTATCCAGTTTTAGGCAGGCAGAGAGAATCAACCTTCTAAGTGACCTTGGTACCCCACTGGTACTGATCTTTCTTGACAAAAAATATGTAGTCTACATCGAGGAGAATATTTCCTGGAAACGGATTAATTTTGCGCATGGTAATTTAGATAAGAGTCTTTTTGAAGGAACCATTAAAATGGTTCTCAAAGAGGAGGTGTCACCTTGAGAAGTGTCACCCCCCATTTAAATGAAAAGCTAAAAAGCACACAGCAGACTCCAGCGAATAAGGCCGACCCAAAGATGAGCATAAGGGTAAGCAGGGCTAGGACCACTGTAATGGATTCAGACTATTGGACCGTTGAAACCATAAGGACAGCAGACAATTTAGGGGATTTATCCCTAGCAGCAAGAAGAAGAGTTCCCTATGGGCAACCGGACAGCATCTATGAAATCCACATAGAAGGTGGATTTGTTAAAACTACAATCAGGAAGTATCCTGACTACTTTAAGCTTGGGTGGGTTCAGCAGTTTGAACTTGGAGAAGGAAGCGCTGTGGCCATAGCCTTTAATGGAAACTGGCAGCTTCATAGAAGAAAATGGAGACTTGCAACGGATGAGAAGCCCTTTATATTTTGGGTGGATAGTCAAGGGATATTATGGAGTCAGCTGTGGGATTTAAGTGAGACAAAAAGGCAGGTCTCCTCTTCAGTTACGAAAGTCAAAGCCATAAGAGGCTGGAAGAATGTGAACTTCCCGGACAAGGACCAAGGGATCATCGTGTCCTACATTAAAACTGATGGGAAGGTATATTACTCAAGCTACTGCCAGACAGTGGACTTTACAAATGTATGGGAGCCTGAAAGGCTGCTTGCAGAGTTCACTGCCACTGCTGTATCCCTCAATATGTTTATCACCAATGACTTTAGAATGGGGTTTACCATTGAAGATTCATCAGGAAACATACACTGGATGGTCACAGAAAGAAACTGGGCTGGGATGGCTGTGGCAGCAGAAACCATAAAGCCCTATTTAGAAAAGTCCAAAACAGAACTGATAAAGATTACCTATCATGATGTGTTTGAGCCAGCAGAAACCATAAGGGTTTACACCCCTTATTCATCGGGCTTAGAACACATTTTTCATGATGTCTATAATAAGTTTTTATGGATTAAGAACGTTGATGACGGAGGCGGTGACTGGGGTAGAACCATACAGTTTGAAACTCTTTACCCAATGTTTGAGCTCCAGGTGGTGAACCTATTTCTGGAGGATGTGTATTTTGGAATGGTGATTCCTGTTGGTAGTGTGACTCATCTTGGAGGAAACAAGTATCAAGCTTCAGTGTCTGAGGAGACTCTGGTTGGTATGAACAATGCTCAAGGGAGTGTCAGACTTGCCATTAAGAACCTTAAAACAAAGCTTGGTCTTATGATGGATGATTTCTTTATTGAGTTCACACCAGTCAATCTGGTACCAATTGAGATACCGCTACCTGTGGTGGAGGAGGTGTGGAATGAGTAAG